TATGTTCTAGTTTCTCCTGTGTCAAGTGTTTTCTACCATACCTATGAGTATACTCTTTACAAAGTTCTAACCACAAGCTATACAAGTAGCCATAGTTTTCCTTTGTCATTCTACACCACTTGCCTGATGGATGATTAATGTGTGATGCTTTGTACAGTGTGTTCTCAAGTTCACTGTCTACCATACGCCAACGCTTGATGTTGCGATTGAGTTTAGTTTTGGCCTGATACATTGTGCCGTCAAGCACACGGTGTGCTGTAGACATCAACTGTGCATACTCTATAATCATTTTGACCACGTGCTTGTCACAATGCTGCTGTGCGCAAGTCTTGTGGTTAGGGTGTAGATAAAATATATTCATATTATGACATTACCTGTGAGAATGTATCTTCAAACTCTGAGTTGAGGGCAGTTTCGTCCTGGAAGTTACCTTTGTAATATGCCTGACAAATTTTACGGAACACTCGCTTGTCAAGTCCTTCATCATCATGTATCTTTTTAACAATCTCACGGATTAGTTCTCGTTCTGCTTGTGCTCTGGTCAGTGCGTTAGATACTTCTACTACTGCATTTCTTACTTTTTGTGCGTCCATTATAACTCCTTATCAGGGTTGTTGTCAAGTGTTAATACTGATTCATCTTCAATAATTTTAATGATGGTTTCGGTCAATCTTAAATCGGCCTCTAACCACGTTATTTTAAGCTGTAGTTCTTTTAAGTGGTCAAGATAATACTCTAACTCCTTTTGCTTACGCTCTCTGAGTTCTCTGGCATCATCTAAAGATACAATTATGTTACCGTTTTCATCTGTCATAGTAAGTCAAATAATATATGTACTCTATCGTTAATGGTGTCTGCGTTGAATGCTGTATGTGGCCTAGTTGTGTTAGTCAACCACACAGTACCTGGTTCCATGTGCTTGACTTCTTCTTTTATAACCATCATACTTTTTTCATTTGTGGTCACAGGTATGTGTATTCTTTGTGTTACGTCTGTATGAAAAGACATACATTTTCTAGGTTCTAGTTTCATCAATCTTACACGATGACAAGGGTAATCATTTTTTACCATATGATATACTTGTTCAAGATATGTGCCATGTATTTTTTCATTCAGTTCAGAATGGTCAGTAGGCACAACCATGCCACCTACTCCTGAAAACCAGTCAGGTTTGCCAAGAGGATGAGTCAAACAAATTTGGTCTAACTCCCCCCAACCAACAGCAAATATTATATTATATACATCTTCTTTGAGTTTGTCAATGTCTATATTATAATCAAGTTGAGTAAAACTATCCATTATGCTACTTCTTCCTGAGTAGTCTGTGTAGGTAGTGTTGCCGGTCCAAGAGGCTTTTCATGTTTAATACTTTGTGTTTGCTTTTTCTTTTTAAATTTATCTTCCCAATCTTTCATCCAAGCATTGAATGATTCTACGTCTTTTACTTTATATAATGCCTCAGCAGCACCAACGGGATACTTTTTGTCCGCTAATTTAATAAGTGCCTTTTTGTCATGGGTATACTTTTCTATTTGATACATAAAATTTTTGATACTTGCTAAACACAAAGCTGTTCTACCTTCATACCATTCATCCAACTGTTTATATTGTTCAAGGTATGGAATAGAGGGTGTGTTCAAGACCTCGTGTAATTTTTCAAGTGTCATTGATAGGGGCCAATATTTTTTTATGTCATCAAACATTGCGTAATATTCGGGTGTAGGTACAAACTCTCCAGGTTCTGCCATTCCGGGTAAAGCATTATCATCTGCTTTAGCTCTGTCATACTTCAACGTCTTACCTTCGCCTGCTACAAATTCTCCCCTTACAAGTTCACCCAACATATAATACAGTCCTGTTTCTACAGCTCGTGTATGTGTAGTAGAATCATATGATATATGCACATCACCATACATACCATTTTGCAAGAAGATAAGATAAGGTATCATACGTGATACAGCCCCTACTCCGAGAATGTGTAGGTGTAGTTTACCGTTTTCATCACGCACAGGAACCTGACTAGCAAAAAATGCCTTTTGTATATCTTCAAGTGGTCCTGTTCCTAATCCTGCACCACCCATTGCCACACCGCCTATACGACTGTGATCTTCTTTAGGTACTGTTTCAAGTATAGTATCAATCCATTCAAGATATGTTTTAAGGTCACCGCCCTGACAAATCATAAACGGCTTACATTTACTATTAGTTGCTTTGAAAACTTCAATCTGTCGCTTGATATTCTCTGCTGTTTGTTTAGCATACTTGTGACGATTTGATCTGTCAAACCATCTGTTAGTTGTATCGTTTCTATCTGATCCTTTTACTTTCCCTGTTAGAGGATCTATTGTTGTAATTACCTGTACAGGAATCTCATCAAAACACATACCAACATCTGCCCACTTACTCTGATCCTGATACACCGCTTCTCTGAGTGTATTCATATCAGTACCTTTAGGAATTTTATGAGCAAGTGTCACCATCTGTAGTCCACCGGAGTCAGCGTGTAGTTGGTGCATAGACTCCTTGAAGTTACTTAGACGAGGACCGAAGTTACTTTCTGCCCATGCGTTATACAGCAGTGAGAAAGTATGCCCTGGTTGGTCATCAAAGAAGTGATGAAACATTTTATTAACCAAAGCTATAATCTCTGGTCGGTCATGTAAAGATGGATTTGATAACCTCATGTAAGAGGTGCCTGAACCTACGTATTCTAATTTCACGATTTTAATATCTCTATAATAAGTTTAGCTTCAGCAATAGCGTCATGTAACGCATTGTGATTCACGCCTGTTTTCTGTAGTTTTTTACCTAACACATTTGCTAATGTACGTAGGCAGTATATGTCCCAAAACTTCCATGGTAAGTGTTCACCGTAGACTTTATCCTTGTCGTACCCAATAGCATAATATGCTGATTCTAAAATACTTATATCAAAGTTAGCACCGAAGCCCCATATAGGATTGCCCACTTCATAAAAGTCAGCAAACTTATGTAGTGCTTCTGTGAGAGGTACAGGGTCTTTCATCCAAGCATCCCGTGCCTCTTTACTTTGTTTTGTCCACCACTCAATTGTATTCTTGTCAAAGTGTAGTCCTACATCTTTACAAGTTTGAGGATCAATGTTTATAAAAAACTCCTCAAGTATTCCTTCTTCTAGTGAGAATTTGACAGCACCAATAGACACGATACACCCATTGGCATGAGTGCTTAGTGTTTCAAGATCTACTACAAACTGTGATTGACTAGGTTTTATCATTTACAAGAGTATTCCTGTTGTAGTTTAATGTTGTCAAAGAATTCTTTTTTAGTAGCAGAGTCGCTGAAGAAACTGCCTTTGAGTACAGTTGTCTGTGTCAAACTAGACTTTGCCATAATGCCTCTGTTCTCACAACAACCATGTGTTGCTTGAATGTATACACCCACGTTCTCACTACCCGTTGCTTTCATAATCTCACGGGCAATATCATTACATAGTTCTTCTTGTAATGTGCCTCGTCTTGCACACCACTGAGCGATACGTGTATATTTAGATAGTCCAATAAGTTTGTCAGCAGCTATGATACCTATGTATGCTACACCACTGACGGGCTGATGATGATGTGAACACATTGACCTGAGTTCGCTACGTACAACAAGCATACCTTCGTAGCCATCATCTACATGATTAGGGAATGCTGTGGCATTAGGCATTTTGTCATAACGACCAGCCATGAGTTCGTTCACATACATCTTAGCAAGTCGCCTTGCTGTGCCTTGACTATTAGGATCGTTGTGACGATCAATAATCAGAGAGTCAAGTACCCCCTCAAACTTTTCAGTCAGTTCGTTTATAATAGCGTCTTTGTCGCCATCATATAACACACCTGAAATATTATCAGATGCGTAATATCTCAAGCCTGCTGACTTGAGGCGTGTTTTAATTACATCACTTATCATCTTTTATTATCCCGTTGTCCCAATTTTCTGATACGTCCTTAGCATAGTGAAGGCTTTTGTTAGGAAGTTTACGTGATTCTACCAGCACCCCATCATCATACAAATCTACAATGTATAGAACATCTGATTCACCCATGTTCCAGTTCGTTTCTTTACGTATCTCACTTGTTCTCATTGTTTCTCCCAAGGAAAGTCTAACCATCTATACTCATTATATAATGTAGTACCCCAATAGTCAAGTATTATTGTATTTTGTTTGTTGAACAACGCACAATATTTGGCCAATGGTGCGTATGTTTTGATCTGAAAATACGTTTCACCTGAATCAATTAAGTCATCTACTATGAGATTCGCTTCATCATTATATTTAGACAGTGTAAGTTTGTCTTTTATAGTACCGTCTCTTGTTTGCCACACAAGAGGCACAAAGTTTACGTTTAATTTGTGTGACAACATTACACCTGGAATGAGTCCGCCTCTGGACAATCCTAATATGTTTTCAAACTTTACCTGGCGCCTTTTGATACGGTCAGCAATATCAGTGACAATATTGTCTATTTGTTCCCAATCATATGGGATTGTATCATTATATTCAGGAAGTTCATCAAAATGTTTTTTGCCTATATTCATATTAAGTTCCTATCTGATTGCCGTAAACATAACAATGATTACGAGTAGCTACCTTGTAGCCTTTTTCCATAGCAACATTACAAATGTTTGCTACTTGTTCTTGCTCTTCTTTCGTTGCACCTGCAGGCATAATCCATATGTCAGGCTTTTTCATGTCAGCGTGGCGAGCCCAAAAGGCAATTTGATCTGCATAGTGATCTACTTCTCGCCATGATTCTTTACTGCCATTACAAACAAACTTTATAATACCTGTGCTACGAGTGCCTTCAATATATGACATAAAATTGTCAACATCTACTGCTTTCACTTCACCAGCAGTGTGCCATAGTTTAGGGCTGATTGCCCAATGCCAACGAATACCCATGTCAGCCAAGTATATGTTGATAAAGTCTTGCAAGTCTTTGTTTAGTTTTTTAGTGCCATTTGTTTCTACTGTAATAATCTTAGGCACATTGCCACGTATAAGAAACTCATTGACAATCGCTTTCATCTGTCGCTGTTGTAGCATGGGTTCGCCACCAGTAAACGCAAGCATATTTTCTTGTTTACTTAATGGGTGTGTGAATTTACCATGAGGTAAAAGTGATTCAAGTTTGTCAGCGGCACCTTCGATTGTAGTGTCAGTGGCTAAGTGTTTGTATTCTTTTGACCATGTGTAGGATGAGTCACAACCATACTCCCATACAGGAAGATCCTCTACTCGCTTGACATCAATCAAGTCATACTCCTTATATGGGAGTTTCCAAGTAGAGGGTTCAGTAGGGTGTTTTTGGCCGAAGCCGTTACATTCTAAGTTACAGCCGAAAAATCTAAGCCAGACTGTTGGTGTGCCTGCTAGTTCTGCCTCGCCTTGAAACGAGTAGAACATTTCGGAATATCGAACCTTCATATACTATCCTCAATATAGATAAGACTAGTATATAATATTTAGACATCATTGTCAAGTGCTTTTTCGTCTTTTTCGTCAAAATATTTTGGCCGCCTTTTTGGCATTTTTGTGGCCGTTTTATTGAGATCCTCTTTTTCTTTAGCATTTGCATCTAACTGCTCTTGTATCCAGTTCAGATAGTCATAGTTGCCGGAGTCACCTTCGATCTCATCTAGTAGTTGTTGAAGGTCAATGCTCTGTAGATATCTGAGTTTAGTTTCAGATTGTTTGGCCTCTTTCTTAATTCTACGCACGAAAGAATAGTAGGTAATCTGTGTGAAGTATGCGAAAGGGTTGTTGGATTTTTCAGGGTTGAAACGGTCAGCATACCTTAGGCAATTCTCAATGCCATCAAGTATCATTTCGTCCCGGAAAGTATAGTTTACAAAGTTAGACTTGTAGGCCAAGTGATTTGAGATCTTAACAAAACATTCGCCCAAGTAATTTGTACACTGAGGTTTAGGATCACCTGCTTCTTCAGCAGCGTTAATTTCGTCCTTCCAGTCCTTCATGGCCTGAAAAAACTTTTTGTTATCAATGTAATGTGCTGTACTTTTACTCATAATAATACCATTATATAATTAAAAATTTATTTTGTCAAGCGCCATAAAATGCTTGACACGGATTGATCTAGTTGTTATACTTGTGCTGTCGGCATGAAAGGATTAATGTACTATCTTATCCTTCTCTAAAAAGTTCTCTAATACTTCGCTCAAATACTCTGCTTCTTCTTTTGTCATTTCTTGTTCAGGTTCTTCCTCTTCTTTAAAGAAGTCCCCTTCAAATTCAATATTTTTTTTGTAAACCTTTTCAACCATTTCCTCATAAGAACGAAATAATCTAGTATCTAATTTAGATGAACATAAAACATTATAGGTATCTATAACTATTTCAGTATCCTGTGTCATAACTAAGTAAGGACGTAGCACCATGTGTTCTCCTACCACTTTACCATTACCATCTTCAACAGGCCTAGAATATACTTCCAAAGGATACTGAATCAAAACATCCTCAGGTGAAAACAATACATTACCTACGACTGTCATATTATTTAACAATCTTACTACTTGATAATTATTCTCCATTAATAGGTATCCTTACTAACTTGTATTTGAATTTTTCTTCATTGTATAATTTAATACGCTCAACCATATGTATTAACGTATAATTTTTCTTTGACTTCCATTGTAAGTCATCACCAATATCAAACAAGTTACATGAGACTTTGTTATCCCCTTTACGTAACCCTCTACCAATACTCTGTAAGTTTCGGATTCTGCTTTTGCTCGGTGAAGCAAAAACAATATTGTGTAAGTTTCTAATATTTATGCCTGTAGAAAAAGTCCCATATGACGCTATTATAATAGCATCTGTTTCTTTCTCTGTGATAGCACGTATCTGTTCTCTAGTATCGGTATCAGTTCCACCGAATACAAAAAATACTTTTCTGTCCGGACACTTTTTTGAAATCATATCGTGTAGAGTTTTCCCATGTTTCTCTACAAACTGAAACAATACAAGTGTGTTACCTTCTTGTGTGATAGATAGATTGCGTATAACTATATTACGTCTATGATTAGTCACAAGCCAATCCATTTCTTCCTGATATGTCATGCCCTTTACTGCTTTTCTATCTTCATCAGGATAATCTAATACCATAGCAACAATGTTTAGATCGGCAACTTGATTAGTGTCCATCAGTTTCTTTGTAGTAATAACTTTCTTTACTTGACCGAATACACCCTCTAACACTAACTTGTGGGTCTTTGTCCCGTCAAGTGTGCCTGTTGTGCCAATACGGTATTTAGCATTGACACATTTGTCTAGTATTGTAGTTAGAGATTTTGCTTTGAATAGATGTGCTTCGTCCCCGTAGATAACATCAAACTTATCGAACCAAGACTTAGGAA